TATGGGCTACTGTTACAGATAATGGAAAGATCCTTCAGGTTGTGAACGTCATGGATGGTGCTGTAGCCACTGGTACAACCGTCCTCCCAATGGATGATACAATTCCACAAAACACAGAAGGCGATGAATATATGACGCTTGCAATCACGCCTGCCAGTGCAACAAATAAATTACTGATTGAAGTTGTTTTCTATTTTGCCAACTCAGCTGCCGGTAACTTCACAGCAGCATTATTTCAAGATACTACCGCAGGTGCATTGGCAGTGGGTTTCAAACAAGAAACCGCAAATCATCTTGAGTGCATAAGTTTCAACCATTACATGACCACAGGTACTACTTCTGCCACTACTTTCAAAGTAAGGGCTGGAAATGCTGCTGCTGGCACAACAACATTCAACGGGCAATCAGGTGCTCGTCTACTTGGTGGTGTTCTGGCGAGTTCAATAACTATCATGGAAATAGGTGTATAATGAACGAAGAATTACTGCTGGCCCTGGGGAGGTTAGAAGGAAAGGTAGATTCCTTGATCACTTCCATGGCTGTTCATGACGAGGAACTGAATCGCCATGACCATCGAATTCGTAATCTCGAACAATCCAGAAGTTGGATGTTGGGGGCCGCTGCGGTCATTGGGGCTGCTGCTTCATTTCTCTTTCAATATATTAAAACGGACTAATCGAATGCTTGTAAAAACTCTAATGGACGGGGTGGCTGTCGCTGCTTCCGCAACTGAAACTGGGTCAACTGTGTTGTTTCACATGCCCAAATCAAACCGTGGTATCGCTTCAATGCGATGCACATCTTATGCGGGTTCAGGAAACCTTGTCACCCAAGTTCAGGGCCGCTTGAGTTCCTCAATGGAGTGGGTACAGGTTGTCTCTAAGAACTTGAATGCCAATGAGACCCTGAACGAAGAAGATTTACAACTGTTCCCAGAGATGCGGGCGACGTGTACCGCTGCTGCTGGGTGCTCAGGAACTGTCACCGTCCAAGTCGGCGGATAACACAGGAAGGAATTTAAACATGGCTCGTGGTAGGTTTGCAAGTAAAGGTGATCGTGTCCACTCATCAAGAAGTCGATCAAAGGTTCGGGTGGGATCTGTGGGATCTCGCCTGAAGATTGGTAAGAAGAAAAAGAAGAAGAAGGCATAATGGACAAGAAGGAACTGGGAAAGTTGCATGAGGCTCTCTCGATGCTCCTGATGGAACGTATCATGTCTGGTGAAGCTGGTTCAGGTGAACTCAGTGTTGCTCGGCAGTTCCTCAAGGACAACGGAATTGATGCCAACATCAACCAAAGTGAACCTCTGCTGAACTTGGCGAAGGTTCTCCCGTTTGACCCCGAAGCAGAGATCCCCAACGTAGGTTGAGAAACATATCATGGACCCCCGCCTAAAAGACTTCAGGAATTTCCTGTATCTGGCGTGGGATCACCTAGGTCTTCCCGACCCCACCCCGATCCAATATGACATTGCTGACTACATTCAGTGTGGTCCTAAGCGTCGATGCGTAATGGCCTTCAGGGGTGTCGGGAAGTCTTGGATCACTTCTGCGTTTGTGTGTCACCAGCTACTCCTAGATCCCACCAAGAACATCCTGGTGGTGTCTGCGTCTAAGCAACGTGCTGATGACTTCAGTACATTCACTTTGCGGTTGATCTCTGAGATGGAGATCCTGCACCACCTGAAACCTCACGAGACTCAGAGGAACTCCAAGATTGCCTTTGATGTTGGTCCTGCTCCAGCGAGCCATGCTCCTTCGGTGACCTCCAAGGGGATCTCCTCACAGATCACAGGTGCTCGTGCGGACCTGATCATTGCGGATGATGTGGAGTCCTTGAACAACTCAGCAACCCAGATGATGCGTGACAAGATCAGTGTGGCGGTACAGGAGTTCGATGCTGTTCTGAAACCTGCTGGTCATGTGATCTACCTTGGGACTCCTCAGTCTGAGCAGAGTCTCTACAACGAATTACCAGACCGTGGATATGATGTGAAGATCTGGCCTGCTCGGAAACCTAATGAGCGTCAGATCATCGGGTATGGCCCCAGGATTGCTCCTACGATCCTTGAGTTGGATATGGAGGAGGGTGAGCCAACAGACCCCAAGAGGTTCAACCAGTTTGACCTCATGGAACGTGAGGCATCCTATGGACGCTCAGGGTTTGCTTTGCAATTCATGCTTGATACATCCTTGAGTGATGCTGATAGATACCCACTGAAACTGAATGACTTGGTTGTGATGAGACTGGATGCTGAGAATGCACCTGAGAAGGTGGTCTGGGCGGGGTCTCCTGAGTATGCGTATAAAGACCTCCCATGTGTGGGGTTCAATGGTGATCGGTATTACATGCCGATGGGGACCAATGGTGAACTCCTGAAGTATCAGGGAGCTGTGATGGCGATTGACCCCTCGGGTCGTGGTGCTGATGAGACGGCCTATTCAGTGGTCAAGATGTTGAACTCTCAACTCTTTGTCACAGCAGCCGGTGGACTCCCTGGAGGGTACTCAGAGGAGACCTTGAAGGCGTTGTCAGTGATTGCCAAGGAGCAGGATGTCAACGAAATTCTGGTCGAATCCAACTTCGGTGATGGCATGTTTACGGCACTGTTACAGCCAGTTCTCTCAAAGATTCACAAAGTCACGATCACGGAAGTTCGCCACAATATCCAGAAAGAACGACGCATATTGGATGTTTTAGAGCCAGTTATGAACAGACATAAACTGGTGGTAGATGAGCGAGTTATCCGACAGGACTATGACTCAACCAAGCATCTCCCCTCAGAGAAGGCCCTGAAATACCAGCTCTTCTACCAGATGACCCGGTTGACTAGAGACAAGGGTTCGCTGGCTCATGATGACCGCTTAGATGTCCTTGCGATGGCTTGCCAGTATTGGGTAGACCAGATGAGCCGGGATGTTGATGAAGCAGTTCGGTTCAACAGATCCGAGAAACTCCAAGAAGAACTCAATAAATTCCAAGATCATTGTCTTGGATCAAACACAAGAGACTCCATGTCATGGATGAACAACTCCTCAGAGCATCCCTCGATGACTTCATAGACGCATGGGAAGAGTTCTTGCTTGACAGAATCAATACCGTCCAATTGACGGATGCTTTGGTGGCCCACATGAAGGTCATTGACATGCTGACACCAGAAGATATCTGAGAGGCCCTCAGAGCCTCCCTGAGAGCGTTTCATCCACTCAGGTATCCCATCCTACCTTGGATCATTCAAATCGCTCCTGAGCCATCCTACGGCCTGTGAGAGTATGACCCCCTGAGATGGGTAAAAATGAATTAGGTACAACTTTTGAAGAACCAAGATTCTTTGGGGAACGACGGACTCAAGAGACTCAAGTGAAGATATCTTCATCTGGTCTCCTAGATTCTGAGTTTCTCCCCCAGATTTCCTCCGTGTTGACCTCCAAGTTCATCCTCCCTGGACGGTCCACGGGGGGGTTTGGGGGGGAGACTCAGGATCTAAGAGATCTAAGTGAAGATAATTAAAAGAACATCTAGAAGAATATCTAAGGAATATCTAAGATAATCTAAGAAGAGTTGTGAATACAGAAGTATCTTAGAAAGAACCTTAGATAATCTTAGAGAGTCTTAGGTAATTACTACTATATTACTACTACATTACTACTATATTACCTCTATATAACTTATATAAGAATATATAGAAGTAATTCTTATATAAACAACCCAAAACAAATTCAAATTCAACTTAGGGGACGGGTTATGTGTACACCAGCATTGGGTGGAGCGTCGGGGAGGGAAACTGTGACAGCGGCACCACGTAGTTTTGCGGGTGGCAGGCACGGCGCGGCGATCAACGAATACCACCGGACTAGAGGAACAGGCCCTTACACTGGCTTAGACCCCTCCGGTAAGAAAAAGAAAAAGAGGGGATACACTTCAAGATCAACTGAATCCACTGGTTCACTTAGAATCAACCAAACATGAAGCTCCACATTGGCCCTCTTCAAGTACCTGTCATTGAAAAAGACATGACCAAGGAAGAGACGTGGGGGGAGTTCTGGTGTCTACCTGTTCCAAAGATATACATCAACAAAGACCTCCCAAGGGATGTCAAAGGGTTGACAATCCTGCATGAAGTCCTGGAGTGCATCACCGAAATCTATGGTCTTACCCTCTCAGAAGGGGCCATAAGAACCCTGGAAATGTCACTGACAAGTATTGTCAAAGAGAACCCAGAGGAGATCCAGGAATGGATAGAAATGGTAAGTTCAAAAGAATCAAATATGCAATTTCCAAGTGGGTCTGGGGAATCTGGCACTGGCTTGGGTGCTTTGGG